CAAGGTATTGATCCAATTCAGAGTGTGACAGATACATTTGAATCTGCGGCATACACTGTTAAGAGTCTTGTACCTGATTTTGAAAAAGAGAAGTATTATATGAAAGCGTGGGATATGCCTGATAACAATTCTTCTGAGTATATTAAGTTAATGGCCATTCTTCAAAAGTTCATTGATCAAGGTATGTCTGTTAATCAATGGTATGACTTAACGAAGATTGAAGGAAAGATTCTTGATTCTAATAGAGTTAAGAGAGACATTATTACTGCATACAAATATGGCTTGAAGAGCTTGTATTACATTCGTAGCAAGGATAAAGAAAATACGAGTGAAACTATTGTGACTGGATGTGAATCTGGCGCGTGTTCGATTTAAGGAGTATATTATGGGTTGTAAAATTTTTAGCTTAGGTGAAACTGTTCATAGTAAAGGAACCTCATTGTTCCTTGGAGAGAATTCGTGTCATAGAAATATTCAAACATATCATGATCCAAAGTATCAATGGATTATGGACTTTGCAGAAGAAATGCGAAGTATTGGTAATTGGTCAAAGAATGAGATCGATTTAAGTAAAGAGAAAAAAGACTTCGATAGTTTAGACGAAGCAGGGAGACATATCTATGAAGCAGGACTTAAATTCGCTATTACGTTGGATAGTTGTGCTGGGCGGGCTCCTCTGCAGCTTTTCAATAATGGCGGTATCAGTAATAATCCTGAGTGGGAGCTTTACATAACAAACCACCAAAATAATGAACTACTTCATTCAGAATCCTATACAGAAATGGTTCGTGCCATCTATAATGATGTTGATGAATTTATTGATTCTATTGTTGATGATGAGTATGTTCAAAAACGTGCCACTTCTATTCTGAGTGCATTTGATTGGGCAACATCTGTATTCGATAAAATGGATGCTAACAAAGCGTGTAGGGATAATGGTGTGTCTGATAGAGACGGAACACAACTTGTACCGTTCCCAGAAGTAGATGAAAAGATGATTAAGACTGCCGTCTATAAAGCAGCTCTTGTTCTTAATATGTTTGAGGGTATTAGATTCTTCTGTACGTTTGTTACTAATTGGAGTTTCTCAGAACAACCAACTAAACTAATGGCTGGTTCTTCTAATGTATTTAAGTTAATTGCTCGAGATGAGATGATTCACCTTGATGTATTCCAACGAGTGATTAAAATGCTGCGTGAAGATAAGAGTGAAGGATTTGTAGAGATTGCAGCTGAACTTGAGGATGAAACATATGCAATGTATCAAACTGCATATAATGAAGAGATGGAATGGGTAGAGTATTTGTTCTCTAAAGGTTCTCCTTTGATTGGCATGAATGAGCATATTCTTAAAGAATATATGGATTATATTTTTGCTGTACGTTTAACAAACATTGGTCTTAATCCTAGCAAACTAGGATTACAAGTAAGTAATAATCCACTTCCATGGGTAGACAACTATCTTGATTCAACCAATGTTAAAGCAGCTCCACAAGAGATTGAATCGGTTAATTACGTTGCTGCCATTGATAGCTCTAAAGATGAGGACTTTGACTTAGATGATCTATGATTATCATAGAACTGTTGACTTATAAATAAAACGTGGTATAATATACACATATAACAGCGTAAACTATTATTTGGAGTTATTCAAGACGTGGGTGCGAATCCCACCATCTCCACCAAAAACATATTCGAATGTAGGCTTCGAGTGTGTTTTTGATGGGGATGACTAGATTCGATTGGGTAATAGAAAAATAATGGCGCTAGAGAAGAAACTCTTAAAAATCATTAAAGTAAACGCAAACGCTAATACTTACGCTCTAGCTGCTTGATCGGCTAGATGAGGTCTTTGAGTGGGTTCCCCTTATTACCAAATGAAACCCACACTATTTTTAAATGGTATATATACTTCTGATTTGAACAATAATAAGGATGATTTAACTATGAGTAAAAATATCATTTGGAGTACAGATAATTGTGGTTTTTGTACTAAAGCTAAACAACTACTAACCAATGCTGGTATTACATTTGAAGAAAGATTAGTTGATGGTGTAAGGTGGACTAGAAACGACCTTTTGGGGCATGCTCCTAACGCAAAGACATTTCCTCAAATATTCTTAGGAGCTGATTATGTCGGAGGATGTGATGATCTTGAAAATCGCTTATTTTTAACAGAGGATGGTTTTAATGATCTGTGAACAATGTAATAGCGAGTACGAAGTTTTGGTAGATGCTGATGGTCCGATGATGGTTAATGTGACTGAAATGGAGATCGAAACTCCCTATTGCCCGTTCTGTGGATGTGAATGTGAATGGCGAGATGGATTCGATGATGTGGATTTATGACGGTAAAGAGTTTACTTCTACTGATATTGGTGATCATTATGGCTTTGTTTATAGAATTACTAATTTGGAATCCGGACATGATTACGTGGGGAGAAAGTACTTCAAAAGTAAAAGAAAACTCGCCCCCCTCAAAGGACGTAAAAACAAGCGACATAAGATCACGGAAACCGACTGGATGGATTATTGGGGTTCCAGTAAGAGACTACTAGAAGACATTGAGTTACTAGGAAAAGATAAGTTTAAAAGAGAAATTATCAGACTATGTAAAACAAGAGGTGAAACGAACTATATGGAAGCAAAGATCCAGTTCGATGAAGATGTCCTTCTTAGGGAGGATAATTATAATGGTATTATCGCAATCAAGTTGGGTATTGGTTCGGTAAAGAATTTGAAGGAGTAGATTATGGTACTTGTAGATTACAATGGTATTTCAGTTGGATCCATATTAGGACAATTGAATAGAGGAGAGGTGTTGTCAGAAAGTCTTGTTAAGCACATCATCCTGAACAATATCAGAACATATAGAAACAGATTCCCTGAAGATGAGTGGGGGCAAATGATTATATGTTTAGAGGGACTTTCTTGGCGAAAAAATTACTATCCTGAATATAAAGCTTCCCGCAAAACCAATCGTGAAAAAGACAAGTATGATTGGACTGAAATCTATCACCTTCTTGAAGCAACAGCTGATGATATCAGAGATAATTTCCCGTACGCAGTAATCAAAGTAGATAATGGAGAGGCTGATGATATTATTGGTGCTATCACCATTGAAGAGATGGAAAAGTTCGGAGGAGACAAAGTAGCTATTGTATCAGCTGATAAAGACTTCATTCAGCTACATAGTTTAGGCGATGTTGTTCAATATTCTCCTATGCAAGATAAAATGGTTAAAGATGATAATCCAAATCGTTACTTATTTGACCATGTATTGAAAGGGGACTCTTCTGATGGAGTACCAAACATCTTATCTCCTGATAACGCTTTCACAGACAAGATTAGACAAACCCCTATGAGAAAGAAGAAAATGGATTTCTTATGGGAGAATAAAGACAAACTTGAAGATGTGATGGAAGAGTCAGAATATCGCAACTATATACGCAATAAGGTTATGATTGATTTGAAACTGATGCCGGATGATGTTAAACAATCTGCAATCAGCCAATTAGAAAGGTATAAATATCCAAGTAGAGGTAATGTTTTCAACTACCTTGTTGATAATAAAATGAATATGTTAATCGAATGTGCAGGTGAATTTTAATGGAAATATATGAAATTTTAGAAGCTGTTGGTTCAGCTCAAACTCGAGAAGAAAAACAAAAAATATTAGGTGATAATGATTGTCTTGCGCTAAGAGACATCATGAAAATAAACTTTGATGATAATCTAACTATTCATATATCAAAGAAGATCAATTGGAGCCCCAACTCCGCCCCCACTAAAAGTCTGAGAGATATCACGAAATATCTTGTACCTCTTTCAAAAGGTGATGTGTCACTAGAAAGAGCAGACAAGTCATTTAAGGCAATGTTAGAGTCTATTCATCCAATGGATGCTCAGTATCTAGTTGAAGCATCTAAGAAAAAACTTAAAGTTAAAGGCCTTACTAAAATGTTAATTGAAAACACTTGGGGAACAAACATCTTAAAATGACATTAAATGATATTGTCCTTATATCAGTAGCTATTATAGCACTGGTGGGGATTATTTATTGTTGTAGAAACTAAATTATGCCAACGTACGATTTTCAACATAATGAAACAGGTGATATATGGGAAGATACTATGTCCTACTCTGAGAAAGAATCCTATATGAAAGAGCATAACTGTCATAGTATTATTTTATCAACTCCTCAAGTGCTGGGGACGTCAGGAGATGTCTTTTCTAGATCGAGTGATGTATTTAAAGATAAGATGAAAGCGGTAAAGAAAGGATATCCAACCACAGGCCCAAATGCGGCCAAGATGGAAGGATGGTAAACTATTAATAGAAAACAAAAGAAGGTTAGACTAGAGGACCTTCCAAAATTAAGTCCTAGAAACTTCAACCAAGCAAAGGCGATTGAATCGTTTGACAATAAGAATCTAGTATTATCTGGATATGCAGGAACAGGTAAGACCTTTCTAGCATTGTCACTTGCCTTAGAAGCTGTTCTTGATAAGAGCACAGAATATACAGATCTTGTGATTGTTAGATCAATTGTTCCTACGAGAGACATAGGATTTTTGCCTGGAGACGAACAAGAGAAGAAAGACGCATATACTGCTCCGTATAGATCAATATTCCAAGAGATATTTAAATGCTTAACTGCATGGGATAATCTTATGGCAAACAATCTTCTTCACTTTGAAAGCACTTCATTTATTAGAGGCATTACATACAATAATACAGTTATCATAGTTGATGAGATGCAAAATCTTAACTATCACGAACTAGTATCGGTTATCACTCGTGTTGGTAAGAACTGTAAGATTGTGTTTTCAGGTGATTATGATCAATCAGATTTCCATAGAGACAAGGAGATGAATGGTATAAATGATTTTATGGAAGTAGTAAAATCAATGCCAAAACATTTTGACGTTGTAGAATTCGAAGTTGATGACATCGTTCGCTCGGGTCTTGTAAAAGATTTTTTAATCAAAGAGAAAACATGCAAAGCTAAAAAGTTTAAAAACTGTTGACTTTTCTCTCATTTTAGAGTATAATGCTATATTATGTTCATACACAAACCAACTGACTTAGGATACGACGACCTCGGATGTGTTACTAAGACATCCGGTCGTAAGTATCAAACCCCAAAAGGGAAAACTTATCCATCGATAACAACTGTGTTATCTCTTCAATCCAGAAAAGCTATCGCTGAATGGCGAGCTCGCGTTGGAGAAGAAGAAGCTAACAAGATTTCTCGAAGAGCATCTCATAGAGGTACTGCCGTGCATGATATGGCAGAGAAATATGTAAATAATGATCTGGATTGGAAGACGGGTGCTATGCCAAACATCATCCATGATTTCTGTCGTATCAAACCCATTCTTGATGAGAGGATAGGAGTTGTGTATGGTCAAGAACTTCCCCTTTATTCTGACTACCTTGAGCTTGCAGGACGAGTAGACTGTGTAGCAGAATTTGACGGAAAGCTAAGCATTATTGATTATAAGACTTCACGAAAGAAGAAGAAATATGAGTGGGTAACTAACTACTTCATGCAAGAGTGTTTTTATGCAATTGCATGGGAAGAAAGAACTGGTATGCCTATTACTCAACTAGTTACTGTAATATCAGTTGATGATGATGAACCCCAAGTATTCATCGAACATCGTGATAATTGGGATAAAGAACTTATTAGATGCATAAAGGAATTTAATGATGAGCAGAGTGTTATTTAAGTGTGTTGATTTGTGTTCTGATTGTACAAAAGCTTATAAGGGACGAGGGGGCTGTCCAATATGGCCTCCTCTAAGAATTACAGAAAAATGTGTTGAATACGAAAAAGTTGGAAAAAAACTGTTGACTTATAACACAAATCATAGTATAATATACGCATAAACAAGTCAAGATAGGAGATATATTATGTTCACAAAGAAAGAATTAGTTGATATTGCAAGAAGTGGGATCATTACCGTTGAGTTCACAAAACGAAATGGAACAAGTCGTGTTCTTGAAGGAACACTAGATTTCACTAAGATGGTAAATATGCCATCGTTTTCTGATGCAAAACGTCAGTCTGTTCAACGCAATCAGAATCCAGACATTGTAACACTATTTGACGTTGTTAATGAAGGATGGCGTTCAATCCGCATTGATTCGATTAGCTTAGTAAAGTCATGAAAGATAACATTATTTTAGTAGATTGTGACGGAGTCTTGTTGGATTGGGAAGCCTACTTTTTCAATTGGGCAGAAGAGCGTTATGGTTTTTCTATTCAAGATCCTAGTGAATATAATGTAGGAAAATCTCTTGGGATGACTCCTCGTGATGGTCGTAAACTTGTTGCAGAGTATAATGCTTCTGCACATATGGCTAACTTAGGTCCTCTTCGTGATGTGGTTAAATATGTTCGTAAATTATATCAAGAACATGGTTATCGTTTGCATGTTATTACAAGTCAAACAGATCAAGAGGCAGGTCGTGAATTTCGTCGATATAACTTGAAGAAATTATTTGGCGAAGAGGTATTTCATGGAATCACTATTCTTAATGCTGGTCAAGACAAGGATGAAGAACTAGCCAAGTGGAAGAATACTGGGTGTTATTGGGTAGAAGATAAACCAGCTAACATTGATGCTGGATATGAAGCTGGCTTGTCTCCTATTATGATGGCACACCAACACAACGCTGGACAGCATGAAGATATTCGTGTTCAAAGCTGGAAGGAAATTTACAATAAAGTCACAGGAGAAGTATGATAGATAATTTTAACCTGATGCAAAGCCTGCTCCTAGGATTCACGTTATTTGTGGTGTATCAGATCGGCCGTGTTAAAGGTCATGTAGAAGCAGTTAAATATATCATAATCAAAGAAATTAATCAAGTCGATTAAATAATTTCATCACAGAAAAGCGGATTCGCGTCCGCTTTTCTTATAAGTAAAACTATAATATCAGTAAACAATTATATAAGGGTATAATGATAATCCATCGGAGCTGGTATTCAGCGTATTAGAGCGATGTGATAATAATACACCAAAACACATATTAATTAAAAAAGAAAAGGAATGGATAGAAAAGCTTAATCCTGAACTTAATATATCAACATAGGTTTAGTTAGTCCCCTTTTATTAATGACTAACATTGAAATATTTGGAGAAATGAAAATGAAAAAACTTTTAACAACTGTAATTTTAACCCTGACTATTGGTTCTGCTAATGCGTTCTTTGGCAATGATAGCAACACTAATGGTTATTTTACTAACGATACTGATGGAACTTTCGATGGTAGAGGCCATGGAAAGGGATACGGCCGAGCTGACATGGAAGGCAATTTTTCTATGACTATCAATGCTTCTGGCTCTGGTAATTCTAAAATGAATGCAGACATTGATGGAGACACTAATTCTCGTTTTAATGGAGTAAATGATAATCACTATGCATCTGCTCCTCATTACTACGGTTATAAAGGAAATTAAAATGAAGACTATTATTTTTACTACGCTACTTACTGTAGCTTCTTTTGGCGCATCCGCAGATGTAATAGATTATATTAAAGACATGTATGAAGGGACATGGTATGTGG